GTATTTACTGCAGGCAGTCGGTGGCGCACCATCCTCACAGACATCATCTGAGACTTATGATGCAGGATTGTTTGATTATCTAACGCTTGGTGCAAGAGCATACGGAGGCTTTTAATGGGCTTGCTAGACAACATTGGAAATAAATTCACATCAATGTCACCAGATGATAAGCGAGGCTTGGCTTTAGGCTTGGCTTCTGGCTTTGCAGGCATGAGTGGTAATCCCAACGCGCCTAGCATAATGGCTGGTATTGAAGGTCAACAGGCTGCTTTAGCTAAAAGTCGTGAGAGACAAAACGATCTAAAACGTAGTGGATTACAAAATGCAAGCATGATGGCTTCAATGAGGGTTGCTGGCGTAGATGAAAATCTTTTGGCTATGGCTAAAAACAACCCAGAATTGCTTAAAAGCATTATGAAAAGCTATACAGACTCTAAGTTAAATCCCAATAAAGAATTTTCAAAGAAATATTCTACGCCTAGAATAGATCAAGCCACTGGAAAGTATTTTGTTATTGTTAGTGACCCTAATAACAATACTGTAGAGCAGATTGAAGTTAGTGGTGCTACAGGTCTTACAGAACAACAAAAACTAACAATGGATAGTAACGAAGTTTTAAGGCAGCAAGATATTGGCAAGGCTCAAGAAGTTGGACAACAGGCATTTGGTCAAATGGAATCTATGCAAGGTGTTGTTAGGGAGCTAAGTACAGCCAGACGGTTAATTATAGAAGAAGGCGCACAGGCAGGCATTCTGCAAAAGTATATGCCATCATTTAATGCAGCTACTTCTGAGTTTAGGGCAATAGCTAACCGTCTTGGTATAGAAGTTATTAACTCTGCTACCTTTGGCGCATTAAGTGAAACTGAGTTAGAACTAGCCCTTTCAACGGGTTTTCCAAGAGACTTGTCAGGTGATGAGTTAATAAAATGGATAGATGAAAAAATAGCGGCTCAAACTAAAATGTCTCAGGCTCTTTACAATAAAGCTCGTAGCTTAACATCTGGAATTACATACTCATCATTTATACAGGATCATGGCAGAAAAGATAATGATAAAAGTGAGAATTTAACTCCTGCTCAAAAAGAATTGAAGCGAAGAGGTTTGCCATACTAATGAATTCATTTAGCGATTTAACAGATGCTCAATTAACTGCTTACAATAGTGGTGATTTATCTGGGTTTACAGATGATGAATTAACTTCTATAGCAGGATTTGAATCTGCTGATAAAGCGCAACCTAAAGCAGTTGTTGATGATGGTCTTGGAAGTATTATCAAAGAAACCAAAGAAGGTGGCAAGTTTTATCGTCTTGGTGCTGGTAAGGTTGGTTATTCATCAACAGGATACAGTACAACAAACCAAGAAGAAGTTAAGAAGTTGTTATCTGGAATGACTAATGAGGACTTTATTCAGCCAACAGAGCAAGCAATGACTCAACAGCGTCAGGACATTATTAGTCAAGCACCTTTAGCTGCTAGAGGATTAAAGTTTAGTGAAGGCACTGTGGCTGCTGGTTCTTTTATTGATGAAACAGCCCAAGCCATAGATCCACAGCTAGGAGCAAAAACACGCGCTGTATCAGCAGCTATGGATGAAGAAAACCCAATAGAAAGTATGTTGCTTCAAACTGCTGGCGCAGTAGTATCAGCCTTGCCTGTAGGTATGCTTGCTGTAGGTTCTAGGCTAACAGGCGCAGCAGACTTTGTAGCAACCAACCTAACTAGGGGCCAGAGAATGCTTAGTGGCCTTCTTAAAGGCGTACCATTAGCAACGGCAGAGGGTGGTATTTACGGATATGGTGAGGGCAAAGACGGAACAAGACAACAAACAGCCACAACGGGGGCTATGTTTGGCTTAGTTCCTTCTGCTGGATTAGCACTTGGTGGGCCTGTACTGCAAGACTTTATAAAGCGAGTTAAGGAAGCTGACACTGGATTTATTGCAAATATTTTTGAAATATCCACAGATGCAGCTAGGCTGGTTAAGGATGCCTTTTCTAGCGGTGCTAGTTTAGACGATGCAATCGCTCGTATCCGTTCAGCAGGCGATCAGGGCATGGTTGCAGACGCAGGAACAGCAGCAGATCATTTACTTGATGCAGCAGCAGCGACTACTCCAGCAGCATCAGAGGCAACACAGCAAGTTGTAGGCAACAGAGCATCAGCAGCCAGTAGAAGTATTACTGAAACGATGGATGAGACTCTTGGCGTAACGCCAACAGGAAACAAGGAAGCGTTTAAAGAAATATCTCAGAAATCAGCCGCAGATAGAAGTGATGCTTATGAAACGGCTTATGGTAAAGCGGTTGATTACTCAAGTGCAGCAGGCATGAAGATTGAAGAAGTATTATCTAGGATAAATCCTAAAGCATTGCAGAATGCTATTTCAGAAGCTAATGATGATATGTTAGCAGACGGGGTTAGCAATCCTCAGATAATGGCTATCATTGGAGAAAATGGCAAGGTTTCATTTAAAGAAATGCCTAATGTGCAGCAGCTTGATTACATGAAACGCGCATTAAATGCTATGGCTGATGATCTTACAGATCCATTGACAGGCTCTGTTCAAAGCAGCGGTAGAAGGTTTATTAAACTTTCCAAAGAGTTACGGGCGGCTATTGGTGATGCGGTTCCAGAGTATAATGTTGCCGTTAAACTGGGCGGTGATAAGATTTTAGAAGATAACGCATTAAAGCTTGGTGGCGTATTATTAGACAAGAAAACCAAGCGTGAAACTGTAGAGTATTTAGCAAAAGCCTCAGTAGATGAAAGGGCAGCAGCCTCACAAGGTGTAAGAAACCAAATAGAAAACACTTTAGCTGATGTGCAGGCTAGCTTGGCAACCCCAGATGTAGACATTAAAGAAGCTCAAAAGTTACTAACAGGCTTGTCATCACGCGCTAATTTAGAAAAGCTTTCTTTTATTATTGGCCCTAAAGGTGTGGCTGATATGATGGAAAAGCTGGAAATGGTTAGACGCGCACTTACTTTACAGCAGGCGGTTGCAAAAAATAGTGCTACAGCAGGAAGGCAGTCGCTTCAAAGAATAGGTGATGCTGCATTAAATGCAGGGCCAAAGAATGTCGCCATGAAAGGAAAACCATTTGCAGCAATACAAGAAACGATAATGTTAGCTTTAGGAACTGATGCCAAAAGTCAGGCTGCAAGATCATCTGCCATGTTTGGTGATGTCATAAAAGCTTTGACCAATATGCGAGGTGAAGAAGCGGTTAAGGCGTTAGAGTTAATGACTAAGGTAATAAACAAACAAATTAAGATAACTGACAAGGATGCTGATAACATAGCAAGATTAATTTTATCACAAGCTCCAGCTACAGCAGTGGTTTCTGGTCGTCAGCTTAACGAGGATAAGTAATGTCAAAAATGTCACAAGACGAAATACAAGGCGCAATCAAAGAGGCAATTGAATCTGCTATTGATTACGTTGACGGTGATATAGCTGGTCAGCGTGAACGCGCACAAAAGTATTTTGATGGTCGAGTGGACTTAGACCATGAAGAAGGTCGGTCTAAAGTTGTGTCTACTAAAGTGCGTGATGTTGTTCGTGGTGCTAAACCCAGCTTAATGCGTATCTTTTTATCTAACGACAAGTTTGTTGAGTTTACTCCAAAGGGTGAAGAAGATGTGGCTAATGCTGAACAAGCAACCACTTACGCACACTGGGTATTTAACAAAGTTGGTGGCTATAACATACTTAACAACGCCATTCACGATGCCCTATTAAAAAAAGTAGGTGTGGTAAAAGTCTGGTGGAATACTGAGACTATTGCAAAATCTTATAGCTACGAAAATTTATCAGATGAAGAAGTTGAAGCTTTAATCTCAGACGATGAAGTTGAAGTGGTTGAACATCTGCAAGAAGTCGAAATGGAAATGGATGAAATGGGCATGGAAGTCATGCGTAACGTCCACAGCATGATGATTTCGCACAAGTCAGAAGAAGGCTCTTTGGTTGTCGAAGGAATCCCACCAGAAGAATTCTTTATTGACGGTAATGCTAAGTCGATTGAAGATGCTTATATTGTATGTCACCGCACTGAAAAGCGTGTAGGCGATTTAGTGGCAATGGGATATGAGATAGATGTCATTGAAGAATTGGCAGGCGGTGGTGGTGATTCTCTGGCTGGTGATGAAGAAAAAGTTTTACGCTTTGGCGAGACTTTAAGAGACTCAGACGATACCGTTAACGATCCATCTATGAAAACAGTGGTAGTCACAGAAGCCTACTTACGCATTGACACAGAAGGTGACGGCATACCCACACTGCACAAGTTTTTATGTGGCGGCACTAATTACGAAGTATTGGACATGGAGCCTTGGGACAAAGTTCCTTTTGCTGCGTTTCAAGTCGATCCAGAGCCACACGCGTTCTACGGGCGATCACTTGCTGAACTGGTAATGCACGATCAAGACACCACTACAAGCGTCTTACGCGGCATTCTGGACAACGTAGCGTTAACTAACTCACCTCGTTTAGAAGTCAATTTAGATATGGTTGAGCTAGATGATGTGATGAATAATGAAATCGGTGCTATTATTCGTAGTGAGCAAATTGGCTCAGTTAACCCGTTAGCCGTTCCGTTTGTTGCAGGCTCTACGCTACCAGCTTTACAATACCTTGATATGTTGGTTGAGGAAAAGACAGGCATTAGTAAAATGAGTATGGGCGTGAACGCTGATATGCTCCAGAATACTTCTGCAACGGCTGCTGCTTTAACGGCTCAAGCTGGTGCTGGTCAAGTCGAAGTGATGGCTAGAAACCTCGCAGAAGGCATGAAGGAACTGTTTAAATTAATACTACAGGTTTCCATTAAAAACTCCCCAGAAGAACAAATGATGCGTTTAAACGGTGAGTTTGTTGCAGTAGATCCTAGACTTTGGGATGCTGACATGGATCTTGATATTAATGTCGGATTAGGCACTGGTCAAGAAGATGTTAAGGCCGCAGCACTAATGCAAACATTCCAGACTCAGCAGCAGATTTGGCAGACTTACGGGCCTCAGAACGGTTTAGTTTCCATGACGCAGATGCGTAATACTTTATCTGACATGATGGCCTTGTCGGGCATTCGTAATGTTGACCGTTACTACGCAGCCATGACTCCCGAAAAAGAGCAACAGTTGATTGCAGCGCAGGCTCAACAGGCTCAACAAGAAGCAGCTATGGCCCAACAGCAGGGCGATCCGATGGCTCAAGCATTGATTCAAGCAGAGCAGATCAAGGCACAAGCCCGTATGCAAGGCGATCAAATGAAGATGCAAGGCAAGATGCAAGGCGATCAGATTAAGATGCAGTCAGATATGCAAGTTAAGGCTGCTGAAATGCAATCAGCGCAAGGCAAAGAATTGGCTGAACTACAGCTTAAATACCGTGAATTGCAGGCTGGTGATGATCTAAACCGTGACAAGATGAATCAAGAGCTACTCATTGAGGCTGCTAAGATTCTAGGGCAATACGGATCTGCCGTTGATGTTGAGCGTGTACGAATGATGCAGGCGGCTCCCCGTGATGCAATGGGTAATGTACAATGATCTTAAAGTCACAAGCTGAAAGATTACTCAAAAATGATACTTTTGTTGAAGTATTTGATATAATCAGAAACGAACAAGTAAAAAAGTTCTTAATTTCTGGAAAATCTGATACAGAGGCCAGAGAAGATGCTCACGCTATAACGAGGGCATTGAATGAATTTGAACATATTCTCAAACGCGCGATTGCTGATGAGGCTATAAAAGAAAAGCGCATTAAATAAAGGATAGCACCGTGGAAACGACTAACCCAAGTATCGAAAGTGCAGTTGATGCGCTGTTGGAAACAACTGAAACTGAAACAACAGAAACCGAAGTGGCAGAAGTTGAAGAGGTTGAAGTTGAAGATGAGGAAGCAGAATTAGAATCAGAAGATGATGCAGAATATGCTGAATCAGATGATGATGATGATGAAGAATATGAGGCAGAGGAAGAACAGGAAGCCGATCAAGTTGAGCCTTCTACATACTCTATCAAAGTTGATGGCGAGAATGTGGAAGTAACTTTAGATGATCTAAAGCGTGACTATTCAGGCCAGCAATATATTCAAAAAGGCATGAAGCAAGCAGCAGAGCAGCGCAAGGCCGCAGAGGAAGCCTATAACGGGCTAAATCAGCAGCGTGAGCAGCTACAGCAGTTAATGCAACAGGTAGGGCAACAGGGCGTAAGACAGCAACCAGTTCCACCCACAAAGGATCTTTTAAACTCAGATCCGTTAGGTTACATCGAAGCAGATGCTAATTATCGTGAAGAAATGGGAGCATTCCAAGCGCAGCAACAACAATTAACACAGCAAAGTCAGGCTATGCAACAAGCGCAAGCACAGGCCCACAAAGCCAACTTGCAAGAGCAAATGGCAGAACTACAACGAGCTATTCCAGATTTTAGTAACGCTGACAAAGCACCTAAAATGAAGGAACGGTTAGTAAAGCAAGGTATAAGCGAAGGATACACTGTTGAGGAAATTGGCGGTATCGTGGATCATCGGGCAATGAAAGTTCTGCACAAAGCAATGCTATACGATCAGCTAGTAGCTGGTAAAGGTACAGCAGAAGCGAAGCTCAAAAAGGCTAGACCGTTGATGAAAGCTGGTGTTAAAAAGACCGCCCCGTCTACGCAGAAAACGCAGCAAAAGCTTATGTCTAAGTTGAAAAAGTCAGGCAGCGCAGATGATGCTGTCGGATTATTGTTTAGTTAAACTTTAAATTATTTAGGAATTTCCCATGACACAACCAACTAACGTATTTGAAACGTATCAATCCAAAAGTATCCGAGAGGATCTTGCAGACGTAATTTATAACGTAACCCCAGATGAGACTCCATTACTTAGCTCTTTAGCACAAGTAAAAGCCTCGCAAACTTACCATGAGTGGCAGGTTGACTCATTACGCGCATCAGGAAATAACTTTCATTTAGAAGGTGACAATACTACTGGTGATGTAATCACTCCAACAACACGCGAAGGAAACTATACGCAAATTTTCAAAAATGCTTGCGTAGTATCTGGAACCGATCAGGCGGTGACAAACGCTGGTAAAGGCAAGGAATTGGCTTATCAGTTAATTAAGACAGGATCTGAGCAGAAGTTGGACATGGAAAAAGCACTTATGTCTAACGTAGCGCGTGTTGCTGGTGCAACAGGTACACCTCGTAAATTGGGTGGATTAGCAACTTGGGTAAAGACTAACGTATCTAACATCGGTACTAACGGTGCTAACCCTGCTGGCGTAATCGGTGGTGCAACTACTCGTACCAACGGCACTCAGACGGTGCTAAATCAGACAAAATTTGACTCAGCCCTTCAATCGTGCTGGGAAAATGGGTCGAAGCCTAACATGGTCATTCTTAGTGCTTTTCAAATGTCGAAAGCCCTCGGATTTGTTGGGAATAATAATGCTCGTAGTACAGGCGCATCAGGTAAGGTAGAAAACTTGCTAAATGTTTATGTAACGCCTTGGGGAAATGTTTCGTTCGTTCCAGCGCGTGAAAATGCCTCCAGAGATGTCTGGATTATTCAAAGCGATAAATTAGCACTGGCCTCTTTGCGTCCGATGAAGCAGACTGAACTTGCCCGTACAGGTGACTCAGAAACCCGTCAAATCGTGGCAGAATGTACTCTTGTTGTTCGCAACGAGAAGGCACTTGGTCTAGTGGCTGACTGTACTACAAGCTAAACAGCATTGTGATACAATAAGGGGGTACTTCGGTATCCCTTTTTTTATGGAGAAAATATAATGACTAAAATTTCAGAAAAGTTTGTTGAGGATGGCGACAAAATTGTGCGAGTAACTTCGCAGGATTGGAACCCAATGCTAGATCAAGCGCAGGCTTACCGCGATCAAGGAATTGATGGGTTTAGTGAAAACAAGCTTGTAGGCGTTATTGACGCTGCTTTATTGGGCGAATGGCTTAAAGAGGCAGGCGTAGCTTGGAATGATCCAGCGCGTGATGATGTGATTAAGAGCAAAATGTTATCGGGTGAGTTTGATAAGCTTAGAGTTTGGAAAGGTACTTACTAATGAATTATTTTACAGAAGATGAATTAAAGTGCAGCCATACTGGTGAAAGCAAAATGGACGCTGACTTTATGGATAAGATCAACATCATCAGGAAGGTGTGTGATTTCCCGTTCACGGTGACTTCTGCTTACAGACACCCTACGCACCCTATTGAAGCAAAGAAGGCTAAAGCAGGCTCACACGCCTCTGGACGCGCTATTGACATTGCAGTACGCAACGAACAGGCCCATAAACTGATAGAAATAGCGATTGCTTACGGCATGACAGGCATAGGTGTGGCTCAAAAGGGTGGTTCACGCTTTATCCACATGGACGATCTAGACGCAGACAGCGGCTATTCTAGGCCCACAGTTTGGAGCTATTAAGGTGAGTTGGCTTAGTTTCCTAAACCCGATAGCCAGTTTGGGCAGCACCTACCTAGAAGGCAAGAATCAAGTCGCTAAAGCGAAGTCAGCAGCCGCCATTGTCAGTATCAAGGCAGATGCAGACGTTAAGGTGGCAGGGGCTAAAGCTGCTCACAAGCTTGCTGATAACGGTCAGACTCAAGATTTTAACTTAGACCTTGTTGCCATGCAGCAAATGGACAAATCATTCTTAGATGAGGTGATGATTGCCCTGCTACTAATTCCGATTGCAGCGTCATTCTTAGGCTACCAAGAAGAAGTTTCAGCAGCATTTGAATCATTTTCTGCAATGCCTGATTGGTATCAGTATTTAGTGTTGGGTGTTTATATTGTGAAGTTCGGTATGAGGGGATTGCTCACCAAACTAATGTCAGGCAAGCTATCTGGAATTAAGCTGAAATAGAATTTATTTTGGCTTTAACGCCTGCTCAATTAATTCCTTTTTCCGTTTAGTTATTCTTGAATGAAGGTCATTAGCGTCACAAGCTGCACAACAAGTGTACTGTGATTTTCCTAGCAGTTTAGCGCAGTCTTTATACGACAATCCAATGGAGCGTAATTCTACTAGATTACTTAGCTCAAAGGTCGTCCAGTACACAGTTTCACGGCTAACGGTTTTGGTTTTTGGTTGCATTTTACCGCTGGCAAAATTAAAACGAATAGTGGGTTTAAATACTATGCTCATCCTTTGTCTCTCCCTATGTAATGATTCCTTTCAGCGTACAATACGCCATGATGTGTGTAGCCAATTAATCGGCCTATTTTTCTTGCGCTGAAACCCATGCTCCTAAAGTTGATAATTGTGTTTAATGGTATTTTGACCTTGTGTTGCAAGCTAGACTTTAAACCCATCTTATTGGCTTTTATGCGAACAGCGTTTGGTGACTTATTGAGCAGTGACGATAAGGCCGCTACTGGCAACTTACCGTACTGGTCTTTAAGCAGTTTAGTCTGGGTGTAATTCCAGATCATTTTTTAATGCCTCTAAAGTCAATCTCTTCAATTATGGTACTGGGACTTAACCCAAGATCCACCCGATCCTTTGGCTTATTTGATTCGCCCAGAGGCTTATTACTAAAGATCCTATCGTAGTTGTCAGCAAACTGCTGGTTCATTGGCTTGCTGATAGGCTTGTCTTTTGCACTCATTAGTATTCTCCTGCCTCATCAATAATGTGTTGCTCAATAAATTCATCATCAAGCATATCCTTAAAAGATTCTTTTAGCTTTTCTTTAGCGTAGTCTTTAGTATCGTCTACATCAATGTCTCGCATTAACATTGCAATTATATTGTGACTAAATTCATCATCAACAATCTCAATAAGGTCATGCAATGAATAGCCAGCAGCAGATCCTGTACTGGTGATTTCATAAAACAAATCATCACGCTTATCCTCAATGTCAGACTCAGATATGCTAATTCTAGCTGGTGGTGATGAGTAGTTAGTACCGTTGCGTAAAGTCATATTATTCTCCAGTGGGGCCGAAGCCCCTATTATTGTTGTTATCCACCAATGGATAGATAATGATTTTTAAGTTCAAGGGCGGCTGTTTTAGCCGCATTATATGAGCCAAAATCTGTTGGATCGTAGGAATCCTCATAATCTTCACAAACCATTAAGCCAGAAACTTTATTGTAGACTTCATAAGCGATAACTTTTCCATCGTCTTTAATAACTTGAATAGAGGAAAATCTTGAAACATGGTATTCAGTAGGTTCAATCATGTGCTGCTCCGTGGTGTTATTTAATTAACTTACGGTAATTATAAACGATTATGTTAACACTGTAAACACTTTTGTTTAGTAAATGATTAATTAGATGGATTTAGGTCTGATATCTTCATGTTGTACGAATCAGCTTTAAACGTAAAGTTGTTGCTAGGATCTTTTTCTCCCTTTAAACGCTTAGTAGCCCTGCTGTAATAATCCTTCTTCTTTATTATTCCCAGAATCCACACTGTTGACAGATCCTTGAGTACGCGACAAAAGGCGTAGTAATCGCAGGCTTGGGTGGTGTTGTAAGCAAAAATCGAACATTCGTAATGCTCTTGAGGTTCCACGCTGGTTCTTTTAGCCTTAACGTCAATGGTTTTCCCGTTTGGCATGATTAGATCATAATCATAAGTATTGGCTTGTTTGGCCCCAATATGCCTCGCTACAACTATCTCTGCTAAAAACCCAGCTTGGCTGCCATCACCTTTGGTCAGTGAATTATTTAAAACACCCATGTCAGCAGCCATGTCAGCAGCCTTTTTGATTTCATCTTTTGTTGCTTTAAGTTTACGCATTAAATGCCTTTTTTATTTTTAACTTGGCTTTAAATATTTGCTTGATCCTGCGTAGGTATTTGATGTCGTGCTTAACAGTACAGTTATTGTACTCTAACGCCTCAACCGTGATTAACCCAATGCGCTCTATAAGCCTATGGCGGTACTCAACGACATTGCCAGACAGGTAGCGGTTGCACTTATGACATTGCTTGTGGCAGTTGTGCAGGTTGAATGACAGGTGTTTAGCGGCTCCCCTGCTCCGATAGTGGCCTGAATCCCAGTAACCACCAATTCCGTCATGGATTCCTGTAGCGTCACAACTAATACATGGCAAGTCTCTATCGCGGTATCTAACGTAGGCGTTAAATGCTGTCTGAGCCTCTACGCGCCATTCTGAGGCTGTTTTGACCTTATCCCTTAGTTTGGTAAGGGTTTCACGCTTGCGCTTCTCTGAGGTGTATACAGCGGCCTTTTTGCCATGTTCGACTACGCATGACATTGAACAGAAGAAACCTAGCGGCACTTTAATGCCAGACTCTGGAGTAGCGTATACTTTGCAATGCCTGCATTTTTTCTTAGCGTTAGGCATTAGCTTGCTTGTAAGTTTCGTATTCTGCCAACGTCTTGTCTGTAAATTCAACACCGTATTCTGCACCCTTAACGTGCAAAAACTCAATAAACTCACTACCGTTAGCTTTGTTAAACGTCTTAACGCTAGGCCGTATGCAAACCATGTGCGTACCACACAAGCTAGTCACCCACTTATTGCCTTTGCGAAGTGGTTCACCCATCTGCTGCTTCTCAGTCGCAAAACTTGAAACTAATAATGCCTTCCATGTGTCGCGGTCATAATCAAGATCAACTTGTTTGGCTATGTCTCCAATCATTGCGTGATAGCATTTGTCTTGAAGATCAGTTGTAGCCTCACGTCCCAGCGTAACAATAACAGGCTCACCACTTTTTAAGCCTTTATTAGCCATCTCCCAGACTTTGCTCATTTCTGGTTTTACGTTATCCAGTGTGACGGTAAACTTTAGATCAGCCATTTGACTCACCCATTTTTACAAACTCAATTAACGTAATGCCAAAAAATGTTGCTAGGTTGTCGGCTAACGATATTTTCATGTCATGGCCTGTGCGCCAGCGAATAACTTGCTGGGGGTGAACTTTAAAGGATCTAGCTAGTTGCGATCCTGTGACTTTAAATTTTGCCTGTGCTACTCTTAATGAAGCACCCATATCAATATTCATGTTTATTTTCCCCTGATGTGTTATATTTAAATGGTACTGCTCCAGCAAGAACATTACCCCACCGTTAAAAGTGGGGCTTTTTTTTGCTTTTAAAAAGGTATATCGTCATCTTCATCAAATTCTGCATCAGCAGCTTGAACTGGCTTTGGTGCTGATTGCACTTCTTTTTTATTAAAACTCAATGACATAAACTTCTGCCCTTTGTTGCTAGTTTTAATCCATGCGCTCATCCACATTTCTACGCCATTGATTTCAC